ATGCACATTCAACTCCACTAGCGACAAATCCATTATCTGATACAAAAGATAATCTACATATTGGCGCAGGTATTGAGCATGACTTAGAAGATACTGACGATGATTTAAGTGCTGAACGCTTACGTCAAATTGAGAAAGGCGTGTACGAAACTTCTGAGATCAAAATAACTAGGGGTTTAGTGATTGACAATGTGGACTTCGAGGACATATTCATCCATCCTAGTGTTGGTCGATTCTCGAATATGCACAAAGCCAAGCGTATGTATCAACGTCTATGGATTAGCAAAGAAGAATTACAAGGTCGTTATCCTGATGCTGACCTCACTGGCGTGCAAACTCACGTATGGGGTAAAGATAAGAAGGACTATGACTACTTAGAGAACGATGCAACGAATCGTGAAATGTATAAGCGCAACGACAGAGTTTCACCAGTAGCAGTATTTGAAGTATGGGATAAAGAACAGAATCGTGTTCATGTAATCGTTAAAGGGGTGAAAGCACCATTAGAAAGCTACACACCTGAATTTGTTGGTGAGCGTTGGTATCCTTTCTTTGGTTTGGCATTTAACCAGTTAGAGGATGAGTTCCAGCCATTAACAGACCTTGAGCAATGGATTCCTTTGCAAGATGAGTACACAGACACACGCACCAAGCTAAAGAAGCATAGAGAAATGAATAAGCCACATTACCTTGCTAGTGGTTTAACTGAAAAGGATATTCGTAAGTTCACAGTGTCAGAAGTAGCTGAAGTGTTATCTATTACAACTGATGGCAGACCAATTGAGCAGTCATTACAAGCTGGTGTTCATATTCCGATTGACCCGAAATCATACGACACAGCTCAGATAATGCGTGACTTGCAGATTGTATCAGGCTTACAAGAAGCTGATATGGGTGGTGTATTGAAGGCTAAGACAGCAACAGAAGCATCCATTATGAATAATGGTCGTGCAACTAGAATCTCAGAGCAACGTGATACGCTTGAAGATTTTATCTCAGACATTTCCAATTACGCTTCGCAGTGTTTCATCTTGGGTTGTGACTCAGACATGATTAGACGAATTGCAGGTAATGGTGCTACGTGGTATGACGAGTCATTTGAATATCATTGTTCACCTGAGCAACGTAAAGAGAAAGCAGAACATATTTATAACTTCTGTAACGTCAGTGTACGTGCTGGTTCAACTGGCAAGCCTGATGAGATGGAAGACCGACAAACTTGGATTGATTTATTACCAATACTACAACCATTAATACAGCAGATATATCAACTACGTGGTGCAGGTCAAGACGCAACACCAATGGAAGAAATGCTTAAAGAGACGATGGAGAGGTTCGACATCAAAGGCGATATTCACAAGTACATTCCACAACAGACAGCACCAGCAATGCAACAACAAGGAATGCAACAACAAGGAATGCAACAAGATCAACAACTATCACCTGAGCAATTAATGGCGATGGTTGGTCAACAATAATAATTAAGGAGAAGAAGGCATGAGTGAGAATGAATTAGAAGCGGTAGTCGATGAGGTGGTAGTCGATGAGGTAGTGGCTGATGAAGTTACAGAAGTTCCTGAAGAATCAGTTGAGGGTAACTTAGAGGATGATAGTGAACTAACGCCTGAAATGGCAATGGACATTATTGAAGAAGATAGTGATGAGCCTGACGAAACACCTGACGAAACACCTGAAGAAGAACCTGAAGAAGTATCTGACGAAACACCTGAAGAAGAAGCTAAGGCTGATGAGCCAACTGATGAGGAGTTCTTAGCTACGATTAGCAATGAGCGTACTCGTGAACGTTTCCAAAAGTTAACGCATAGTAACAAAGAGCTGGTTGAAAAATTTGATACACAAGATAAGATAATCAGTAACTTTAGAACTCAAATTGAAACTACTGGCTTAAACAATCAAGAGATAGCTTCAGCATTTGACATTATGGCTAAGGCGAATAGTTCTAACTTTGCCGACTTACAAGAAGCTCGTAAGTTCTTTCAGAATATTGAAAAGTCATTATCAGAACGTATTGGTGATGTTCCTGATGCTTACCAGAAACATTCTGACCTTAAAGAAGCCTATGAAGATGGTGATATGACTGAGGAATGGGCAAACAACGAAGCAAAAAGGCGAGCTGAAGACAATATGAAGAAGGACATACTTCAGAAGCAAGAGTATGAAGCTGGACAAGACCAACAAGAACAAGCGTACATAGAAGGCAGAGCCAATGAAATACAATCGATGGCAGAAGAATGGTCACGCACTGACCCTAACTTCAAAGCTAAAGAACCTGCTTTTATGAAGATTATTCAGAGTGTTGCCAAGGAAGGTTTATCACCTGAAGCGTGGTTGCCAGTTATCAAAGAAAGATATAATGCTCTAAGCACTATCCCTTCAAGAAGGCGTACATCCACCCCTATGAGTGCAGGTTATCAAGGTAGGAGTGTTTCTAACTACTCTAGCTCAAATCTGTCTGATGCAGATGCTGATAGGGCATTCGCGATGAATGAAATATTCAAATCCTAGAAAATACTACATATAGTAACTTTATTTTAAAAAACACTACATATAGTATAAATTTATGGTATAGTCAGCTCAACCCTTGTACTTTTGACTTATTCTCATAGCTCTCCTCAAGACCTTTGAAAAAATATATAGGATGGCAAGGGTTACAAATTCGTAAGTCGTAACACTAGAGTCGCTCTCTAGTAGCGTTGATAAGGTTAAGAGGTTCACGCTCTCTTGTACGAATTAGATGAAAGCCTATGGAATTAGTCCACAGGTTTAATTTAATTTATATAAGGGGTCAATATGATCAACGCCGCACAGCTAGTTAAGGCTAGTAACTATGCAAGAGACCGTTACGTCTCAAAAACACCAGTGTCTCAAATCGATATTGAGACACCATTTATCAAGAAGCTAGAAGCTAAGAAGAAATCATTTAAAGGTACGCTACAGTACATTAATGAGCCAGTTCGTAAAGAACGTCATTCTTCAGGTCAATTCTTCTATGGCTCAGACACAGTAACTTATGGTTCTTCTGACCCAGTAGCTCACTCCAAATGGCAATGGACTTCATTTTTCGATGGTTTTACTATTGACGAGGATGAAGCTTTATCTGCTGGTATCTCATTAGATGTTGATAACGCTAAAGCTCAGGCAACACCTGACGAAGCTGTAGCATTAGTAAACCTAATGGGTGAAAAGATGACTTCATTACGTGATGGCATGTTGCATCAAACTGATATTAACTTACATCAAGATGGTACTCAAGACCCTGACGCGATTGCAGGTTTGGACGCAATTATTGCAACTGACCCTACAACTGGCGTTGTTGGTGGTTTTGACCGAGCTACTTCGACATGGTGGAGAAACCACGCAACGTTGAACTCTGCTACTGGTTCTGCATTATTAATTAGCATGGAATTAGCATGGAGAGCTTGCTCAAAGAATGGTGGCAAACCTGACTTTATCTTAGTTGGTCAAGACTTCTATGATGCTTACCGCGATGCTACAGCAGGTCAAATCATTCGTAACGTAACAACTACTAGCGATGGTTCATCAATGGATGGTGCAATCTCAGACTTAACGTTTAGAGGTGTTCCATTAGTTATTGACTATCAGTTTGAAGCTTTACAGCTTTTAGGCTCACCACTTAATCAATGGGATAAGCGTTGTTACTTCATCAATACTAAGCATTTAACGCTTCGTAAGATGGATGGTCACGACATGAAACTTAGAACTCCACCACGTAACGCTGAAAAGTTTGTAGCGTCATTTGGTATGACAGATAAGTATTCATTGACATGTAATCGCATGAACGCACATGGCATTGTTACCATAGCGTAAATGATAAAGGGGTGGGAGTAATGTGAACAGCTCTCGCCCTTTTTTGTTTAACCACCAATAGGTTGTAATTTTGCAATGTATTGTTAGTTAAATAAAAAGAGAAGGTGAAATATGGAAGTAAGATTAGCAAGGGTAAAGGTATATAAAGAAGCAGGTATTTTAGCATTAGACAAGTTAATGCCTATGTACGAAACAGCAGTTCTAAGAGTTGCTTTTGGTGAAGAATCAGTCGAAGTGCTTGATAGAGATTCAGGCATAAGAGCTGATGTTGAAGCAACTGAAGATGAATTTAAGAGGTTAGGAAACCTTTATGGTTCAGACAAAGAACGAAATGCCAAGCGAGTCGAACTTATTTACGGATTTTATGAAACAGGACAATTCGAGAAAGCGTTTGATGATTGTCTTGTTAGCGATGATGAATTAGAAGTGCCACTTCCAGTTGAGGTAAGCGCATTTACTAAGTCAGATGGTACACCTTATAAAAGAAAAGCAGATTTAATGCGAGAATTAAAATCAAAAGGTGTCTCTGATAATTATGAAGTCATTGCTGTTGAGGATGGATTTATAGGCAGTCCAACATAAGCACAGTTTGGGTAGTTCGCCTTCTTTGGCTACCCAATTTATTCAGAAGGTAGAGTAATATATGGCACAACCAGTACAGTACGAAAGACAGCAAGACTTCGCAGATTTGCCTGACTTCAATGCCGAAGGCACTGAGATTAATCGTGAGTTAGATAATCTAGCTACTACGACTGATGAGGTTAGGGTTAATATTGCCTTAATTCAAAAAGATGATGGTACGATAGCCAACGATACTATTGGTGAAGACCAAATGCAGTATGCGGTGTTTGGTGTCATTCAGAATGACAGAACACTCGCAGAAACAGCAAGAGTAGGCGCAGAGCTTGCTAAATCTTTAGCTGAAACAGCCAAAACAAGTGCAGAAGCTACACTGGCTGATTTTACTTCTAAGTATCTAGGCACATTCTCATCCAGTCCATCATCATCAACTGATGGTGCGCTATTCTTCAATACAACTGATGATGTATTGATGGTTTATGACGCTAATACGTCAACATGGAAGCGTACAACTCCAACGACAGCACAACAAGCTCATATTGATTCAGTAGGGGCAGGTATAGCCGATATTCAAGCTGTGTCAGGTGATCTATCTAATATAAGCCTAACAGCTACGAATATTGCTGATGTTAGAAATGTCGGTGGTTCAATAGCCGATGTAAGTTCAGTAGCATCCAATATGTCGAAAATTGATACGGTGGCTACCAAAATAGCTGACGTTACGACAGTTTCAAATACATACAACCTAGCTAAGATTGTGGCTGTGGCAACTGACCTAGTTAATGTTAATTTAGTGGGTCAGAACATAACCTCAGTTACAAACGTTGCTAATATCGATTCTGAGGTACAGGCTGTAAGTAATATAGCTTCGGACGTAACAGCAGTTGCAAATATTTCAACAGATATTCAGGACGTTCAAGACAAGTTAGCACAAATACAAACAACAGCTAATGACCTCAATGAAGCTACTTCTGAGATTGAAACTGTTGCTAATGCAATTGTTAATGTAGATATAGTAGGCGCAGGTATAACTAACGTGAATAGCGTTGGAAGCTCTATCGCTAACGTGAATACTATTGCCACTAATATCGCGAACATCAATGCAGTAAATACTAATGAAGCTAATATTAATTTAGTAGCAAATAGCGAAACTAACATTAATACTGTTGCTTCCAATTTAACTTCTATTAATTCATTTGGCGAGACCTATTCAACAGGTGCAACAGCACCAACAAGTCCAACAACAGGTGACTTGTGGTTTGATTCCTCAGCAAGCACAATGAAGGTGTACACAGGTTCAGGCTTCGTTAATGCTGGTTCGTCAGTTAATGGTGTTGAGAACTCAGTGGAGCATTCGGCTACAGCAGGTCAAACCAGCTTTACAGCTACTTATGACGCAGGATTCCTTCAGGTTTTCTTAAATGGTATTCGCTTAGATGCTAGTGATTACACAGCTACTGATGGATCAAATGTTGTATTAGACATTGGTGCTACGGTAGACGATACATTATTCATTCATTCATTTGGCACGTTTATTCTAGCTGACCATTACTCTAAGGTAGCTTCAGATGCTAGATTCCTACAGCCTACGGGTGATGGTAGTCAACTTACAGGCATCGATGCACTTCCTACACAAACAGGTTATGTTGATAAGTTCTTAAAGACTGATGGAACTACAGCTACTTGGGAGACAGCAGGTGCAATCAATAACATATTCTATGAGAATGGACAGACGGTCTCATCTGATTACACTATTACTTCAGGTAATAATGCTTTAAGTGCTGGACCAATTACAATCAACACAGGGGTTACTGTTACAGTGCCTGCTGGTTCTAACTGGGTGATAGT